CCTATTGGTAAAGCTACGTCTTTAGCTATTACTGAAAAAGGCTTAGAAATAGAAGGAAAGATCTCCAAGTCAGCAGGACATATTGCTGAAATGGTGAAAGAAGGCATCCTGAGCGCTTTTAGTGTCGGTTTCAGGGTCAAGGATGCGGATTGGATGGAAGAAACCGAGGGCTATAGGATCAAGGATGCGGAACTGTTTGAGGTATCTGTTGTATCAGTGCCTGCAAACCAAGGTGCAATTTTTTCTGTAACAAAGTCTTTTGACTCAGAAAAAGATTACTCCGAGTGGAAAGCTCAGTTTGTAAACGATCCTAAATTATCAGGTCAGCTCAGTAAGGGCTCACCAAAAGAAACAGCTAATGCTGTCTTCGAGGAAAAAGTAATGTCTGATCAAGACTTTAACATGGAAGAGTTTGCTCGAGAAGTTGCACGTAAAACAGCTGCTGAAATCCAAATGCAGGCGGCCCAGAAAGCTGCTGCTGAAAAGGCTACTGCCGAGGAAGAAGCTGCTCAAAAAGCAACCCAAGAAGCACAACTTGAAGAGAAAAAAGCGGAGGTCCAAGCTGTCGTACAAGGCGTTACAACTGGTGCTGAGCGTCTTATGGCCGACTTGGAAAATCGTGTTTCTCAAAAGCATGAAGATCTCTACAGTGTAGTAGATGAGCTTCGAAACGAGATTAAGGAGAAGGCCTCCGAAATCAATCATATTCGCGAAAGTAAGCGAATTTTCTCAGATCGCGGAACTAGTGACTGGAAAAAAGCATTCCAGGCAGATATGTCTGATGCATATTTCCTTGCTCGTGCTACGGGCAAAGGTTACGATACTCGCCTCGCTAAGGATGTTATGGAAAAGGTTAACGCTCATTCGGGTGTTGGCGTTTCCTCAGCAGACTTCGAGCAAGAAGTCTCTACGAACGTAGAACGAGATATTCAACTAGAGTTGGTACTTGCTCCTCTGTTCCGTGAGATTCAGATGCGATCTGCTACTCAAATTCTGCCTATCATGCCTGATGCAGGTTATGCAGAGTTTGCTTCTAGTCAAACTGCTAGTGGTTCAAGCCCTCACGGTAACTTGAACGAGCGCGGCGACGCTTACGGCTCCTATAATGGTGTCGATATGACCGAACGCACTCTTAGCACTAAGAAGCTAATTTCCCAGTCTTATCTTGGAAATGAAACTGAAGAAGATGCAATTATTCCTATTTTGCCTCTTATTCGTGAAGCTGTTGTACGGTCACACGCCCGTGCAGTAGAGGCTATGATCCTTGTAGGTAATCACGGCGACGGTCCTTTCGGTACCGGCGGCGCTGCTCCTGCAGGTTTGATTTCTCTAGCAGCAGCAGACTCTAACAAAACTCAGTCTGCTACAGCCTTTGCTTCAGAAGCGCTGACTGCCGCTCAGCTCCTTGCAGCTCGTAAGAATATGGGCAAGTACGGTATTCGTCCCGAGCAGGTGGTATACATTGTATCATCTACTGAGTACCATAATCTTGTTGCAGATTCTGCATACGCAGATGCAAGTCAGGTCGAAGGCCTGGCTACTAAGCTGACTGGTCAAGTTGGCCAGGTATACGGTTCACCTGTAATCGTCTGTCCTGAGTTCGCAACAGCAGCAACTGGCAAGTTCTATGCTTGTGCTGTTAATGCGCAAAACTTTGTAATCCCGCGACTGCGTGGAGTTACTATTGAATCTGATTATGAAGTCGCTAATCAGCGTCGAGTTCTTGTTGCTAGTCAACGCCTCGGCTTTACTGATCTTATTGACGGTGCCACCTCTAAGTGGGCTCTGCAATATAAAGCTTCTTAATAATTATATTATTGGGGAAACGACTGGGGGAGTAACTCTCCCCCGGAAGTTTTTATAAGTTTATTTACTATGACAAATTTAGTTACTATATACGAGTACAAAGACTCTCAAAACATTACGGGGGTCAAGGATGACGCACGCATCACCTCTTTAGTTGCTTCTGTAAGTCAACTTATAAAATCTTACTGTGGAAATTCATTTGTAGATTATTATTCTACTCCTAAAACAGAATACTTTAACATAGACTACGATACTCATATAATTCAACTATTGGAATCTCCGATAGTTTCTATAACATCCGTACACGAAAGAGCCTCTCAAGCAGAGGACTATATACTATTAGAGAAAGACGGCAGTAATGGCAAATATGAGTACTACGTCGATAATAGTACTGATTCTATATTTAGAACTACGGATGAGCAATATAAAAACTGGGAGAAAGGGGTAGCTGCTGTAAAAGTTATTTACACTGCAGGATACTCCGATATTCCAGAGGATTTAAAACTTGCTGCCTACGATTTAATTACGTACTACTACAGGGACGAGTATAAGACCCGAAGAACAATAGCCGGAGCTACTATAGATAATCAAACTACTAGTACACTTAGAGCTAATGTAGGCTTTCCAGATCATATAAAAAGAGTTTTGGATATGTACAAGATGAAGTAATGGCTGTCCAGAACACTAAGAAGTTTTTAGGACAACTACATAAGTTCGTAGGAAACAGTGTACGAAAAAACTTAAATAGCTTCTATACTGAAGTAACTATGTCCAATACTAGTGTAGGCCAAGGATTCAAAGAGGGATATCAAAGTTTAGCAGACGTATACGAGGACTACATAGATATTCCTGATAACGACTTTAATGAGTTTGGGTCTGAGGCTATAGATAAACTTCATAGATATGTATCGTCAGAAAAAACGTGGCCCACCCTTGTAGACTATATCCCAGGAAAGTTAATTAGATATGCTGCTAGAAGGGACATTAAAAAAGCGTACACTATAGTTAAAAACTCTGGAACTACTTCTTTAAATAAGTACTTAAGAGGTAAAGGCAAGAGAGCTTTGAGAGGACTAAGAGAAGAGCGCAGCGCAGGTTCAGACATAAAGAGTGCTGTGCAATCTGAAGTAGGAAAGTTTAAGTCCGCTTTACACCGTACCCACGAAAGCATAACTACAGTAGGAGCAGCTCAGTTAACAGCTTCTTTAGCTTTTTTAGATAAAACTGCTGCTTTCTCAGGTTATGCAAAGTCTAAGCAATTTAGAGACGTAATGAAAGTCTATGAGGACATAGAATACGTATTCGAGACTTCCGGCACTAAAAAAGATGGTGCTAAGATAACTCTAAAAGAAGATCAGGCAATACGAATAATACTAGGCCCTCGATCTAGAAATAAGGTAGGATCGGAGCCTACTGACTGGAAGAACACTAGACCTTTGCTAGAGCAGGCAGTAGTTGCTTATATAGAGAAAACTAGAATCGAAAAGAGACCCGGCTCTAAAAGCATAGAGGAAACTAATCAGGATGTTGCAGAGTTTAACATTGTAAAAGAGCTTACAAAGGCGAAGAATGTTAAGGCTAAAAATCCCACACCGAAAGTTAGAAAGAAACAAAAAGTTAGGAGTGTGCAAAGCAATAGCAAAACAAAAGCTAGTGCCTCTACTAAAAAAGCCCCAAGAAAGGCTAAAACTAATGTTCCTACTAGCACCAACATACTCTCTTTAGCCGCTCTTATAAACGAAAAGCTTCCAGAGACTATAAGAAAGAACATGAAGCCTCCTGCGTTAGAGAATCGTACAGGAAGGTTTTCAAACAGCGTAAAAATTGTAGAAGCTACTTATACTGCACAAGGGTATCCCTCATTCGGGTATACTTACCAAAAAGATCCCTATCAAGTTTTTGAACCTTCTCTAGGCAACTCTGCTTGGTCTAGTCAGGAAAGAGACCCAAAGAGACTAATAGATAGGTCTATACGAGAAGTAGCTGCTCAAATAATGGCAGGAAGATTTTTTACTAGGAGAATATAGTGGCTTCAAGAGATTATACTACACGAAGACTGGCCATTGTAGAGGCCCTTGCAGATAAGCTAAAAGGTATAAATGGTTCAGCATCTTTCAGAACTGACCTAGATCAACAGGTTCATCCCCGACTAAAGTTTTGGGATGAGGTAGAGCAGTTTCCTTCTATACATCTCAATGCTGGAAGTGAGACTAGGCAGTATCAAGGATCTGGGTATAAAGATAGATTTTTGCTAATTACTCTGCGTTGTTACGTAAATGAGGAGGATGCTGTTGAAGCACTGGAAGGACTTCTAGAAGACGTAGAGACAATTATAGAAGACAACTCTAGGCTAACCTACACTCCTAAATACGGAGTAAGAGGTACAACACAACAACTTTCTATTGTTAGCATAGACACTGATGAGGGCGCTTTAGAGCCTCTAGGTGTAGGTGAGATAATAGTAGAAGTAAGGTATTAAGCAAAAGAATTTTCTTTTGCTATTAAACTGGAAAACACGTAATGTCTTTCCAAGTTACAAAAGGAGACAAGCATGGCTTCTTTATTTTTCAATAGAGACACTAAGGTTTATGCAGTAAAAGGTTCTGATGTTTGGGAAATCCCAGTCTTGGACGGATTCTCATTCAGTCAAGCCACTAACGTAAACGAAGTAACTCTCAATGAAATGACTAACGCCTCTGGTGTATCCAGACGGTCACGTCAAATGTTTACCGATTCATATGCTCCGGCAGAATGGTCTTTTTCAACATATATTAGACCATTTAAAACCGCTGGAACTGATGTTGTAGGTAACGCAAATAGAAATGGTACTTTAAATCATCACATGATTGATGAGGCTTTATGGGCATGGTTTGCAGGCAAGCCCTCCTACACAGCTACAAATTCGAGTACTGACTCTGCGTGGTCCTCTGGTTGGACTTTAGGAACCTCTAGTACTACATTATCTATGGCAGACTCAAATAGGGTAGATCTTCAAACTTTTGATCTCTACTTTGTTTTAGGTGCTAAGGATGATACAGACCCTAGTGGCCCTACTGGACCCAGCTACACAGACGCTAATACTCTTATCTATAAACTAGAGGGAGCTACGGCAAATGAGGCTACTATTGATATTGATATTGATGGCATTGCCACAGTAAACTGGTCAGGCTTTGCAAATATTATTTCTGAAGAAGCAACTTTCGATGCTAGCTCCGCTATTATTGAAGGTGTTGCTGACACAGATAATTATATTCGAAACAGGCTAACCGCTATGACTGCTGTCAGTAGTGTTAGTGGTAGCTCTAAAACGTATGGCCTAACTATTACCAATGCAAGTTTCACTTTCAGTAATAACATTGAGTTTTTGACTCCTAATACTTTAGGGTCAGTAAACCAGCCTATTGGGCATGTAACTGGTACTAGAAGTATTACTGGTTCTTTTAATTGTTATATTGATGAAACTTCGAACGGTAGTGCAGACTTGTTTGCGGATATCATCGGAGCAACTACCACAGTGACAAACTCATTTGATCTCGACTTTTATGTTGGAGGAGAGACAGGCAGCAATGTTCTAAATGCCCCAGGCATGCAGATTTCGCTACCTACTGCTCATATTGAGCTACCCGTACACTCAATCGAAGACGTTGTATCTGTAGAAACTACTTTCCACGGATTACCTAGCGCGATTGGTACACCAGATGAGTTTGACCTCACTATTGTAGGACCATAATAAAAAATAATTCTTGACATTTATGTCAAGGTTTTATATAATATTATGATACCAAGTGGGAGTAGTTTTTTACTGCTCCCACTTATTTCTTAACCAAAAGGTTACTTTAATGGAAGAAAAAACAAAAAAACAGTCAGTATCCCTGGCTTCTCTTATTACCCCGAGTAAAACTGTAGCAATCAGTTTTCCGGGATATAAAGGTTTCACCGTAAAGCTGTGTCATCTATCACGAGATGAGCTGCTTAAGTTACGTAAAAAGTGTGTAAGTACAAAATACAATAAGAAGACTCATCAACCAGAGGAAGTACTGGACGAGGAGACTTTTTTAACCGAATACTGCAAGTCTATTATCAAGGGATGGTCCGGACTTAAGTTCCAATACTTAGAAGAGCTTCTATTAGTGGATACTGAAGGCTTGGAGCCCGATAGCGAACTTGAGTACTCTCAGGAGAACGCAGAGACGTTGATGAAAAACTCAACTACGTTCGATACCTGGGTTACTGAGACCGTAGGTGACTTAGAAAATTTTACGACAGCCAAGTAGAAGAAATACTTGGCCGTATCCGTAGATTCTTAAATCAATCTAAAGATGTTAGTGTTGATACCTACTTAAAGATTTGCGAACAACTAGGCCAAGAGCCAGATCCACAAAAGATGCCGCTCACCTCAGCAGATTTTCCTCCTGAGGTGCAAGTGGCATTTTTTATATATAACTGTTTATCTGATGTGTGGGAAGGAATGAGCGGTACGTTTTTAGGTAAAGACTGGTCTTTTCTTGAATACGTATTAGATCTTCACGAGATAGAAGATAGAAGAACTATATTCTTTTTTGCAAAAGCTATAGAAGAAGAGTACAAGACTTATTATAGCGAAGAGTCTGAACGAAGACGAAAAGCAGAAGAAAGAAAGTCAAAGAGCAATGCCGGACCTGGCAAGAACTACTCCTATAATGTGAGTGGCTAGAAAAGTAGATTATGGCTAAAACAGCAAAAGTTACAGTTATTATTGATGATAACGGCACTATGCGCCTTGCAGAAAAGGATGCCAAAAGGTTAGGAGGCACCCTAGAAAAAACTGGTAAGAGCGCACAGAGTGCACAACGAGGTCTTCGGGGCACAGCTCAGATGTCCTCGAACTCTACTAAAAACTTTGCAAAGCAATCTCAGGTAATGAACGGTGTTTTGGTACCTGCGTATGCAACCTTAGCCGCTCAGATTTTTGCTCTTACAGCTGTATTTAGATTTTTTCAACAGGCTGCCGATCTTCGGGTATTGACGGACGGACAACTAGCATACGCAAAGGCTACTGGTACCTCTCTTGGGTCTATTACAGCCTCTTTACAAGAAGCAACTCAAGGACAGCTTGCTTTTAGGGATGCGGCACAAGCAGCCTCCATTGGTGTTGCTGCAGGCTTGTCTGCATCTCAACTACAAAGACTATCTACTGTAGCAACTCAAGCATCTTCAGCTTTAGGGAGAGATTTAACAGACTCTTTCAATCGACTAGTAAAAGGTGCAATTAAAGCAGAGCCAGAACTATTGGACGAACTCGGTATTATTGTACGATTACAAGATGCTTCTGAAAACTACGGAAGAAAGATAGGTAAAACTGCAAACGAATTATCAACCTTTGAAAAGTCTCAGGCAGTAGTAAACGCTGTACTTGAACAGGGCGAAGACAAGTTTGGAAAGTTTGAGATTCGCGTTAATAAAGTAAATCAAGCAGGAAAAGCTTTTAATGACTTGCTTATTGACATACAAACTGGACTTGCTCCTTTTATAGAACTATTATCAGAAGCTATTGCTGAAAGTGGGAAATTTGCAGCAGCTATTGCAGGATTCGCATTTGCAGCCCCTATCCGAAGTTTGGTTCCTGACGCGCGAGACTTTGCACAGTTCGATAGACAAGATATTGGTAGGTCTATGGTAGGTGCTGGGTATACTGGAGAAAAGCATCAAGAAAGATTGCTACAAGGCACTTTTACTTCGGGAACTCTTCGGGATATAGAAAAGTCATTAAAAGCAACAAACTCGAAAGTAATTGATAATAGCGAAAACGCAAAAATAGCTGTACAAGGTTTAGCAGTCCAAGCACGAGCATCACTTTTGCATGAAGCGGGTGTTATGGAAAAGGGAATGAGCGGTTTCTTCAAACGAATGGAAGCTCAGTTTATCTCTGCAAGAGGAACTGCTGTTGGTACTTTTGCAACTATTAGAGCTGCAGGTACGGTTGCTTTTACTGCTATTGGCGGTGCTATTGCGAGTGCTTTTAATATTATAGCTATAGCCGGTCTTGTTTTCACTTTGGGTCAGCTAGCATTTACCTACTTTAGGTCCAAAGATGCAAATTCAGCTTTTAACGCAAGTCTGAAAGACACAACCAAATCTTTAGAGAAACAAAGAATAGAAATAGAAAAAGTAGGTGCAGCACTTGTAGCTAGTGGTCTTTCTGGATCTGAAGGAGTTCTTTCTGCTTCAAACTTTTTACGTAGTCAGTCTTTTGCAGATATAACCGAAGGTATAATACCGCAGTCTATGATTGATAATATTAGTGAGGCAATAGATAAACTAGACGCGCTTCGCGAAAAGAATGCACAATTTAACAACGACATGAGATTCTCTACTAGGCACGACCCGCTGTTCTCGGCTGTTAGTGCCGCTAAGTCTGAAAAACCTCTGCTAAAACAAATAAAACTAAGCGAGGATCAAACTACCGCATTACAAAAGCTAAATAAAACTCTAGGCGTAAATGCAAAAGTACTAAAAGACTCAGGACTAATAACAGTACCTAGAGTTAATAAAGCATATGAAGAGTTAGTTGGTCTACATACAGAATTAACAGATATACTTGCACAGGAGGAACAAACTGAAGACAGTCTAAAACGTATTAGAGAAATTACTACCGACTTAAGATCTGGTGGGTATGCTTCTGTAGGCGGGGCACTAAAAGATGTTTCAAACTTTGGACCTATAATGAAGGGTGCTCAGGATGCTTCAAATGAATTTTATAAAACGGTCATAGAAGGTGCAAATGAATTAACCAGAAAAGATCCTTTTAAGTCAGTTAGACAAAACTTACGAGATATAAGGACTGGTTTAGAACAAGAAGCAAAGTTCAACCTTGAAATGGGAGAGCCGAGCCAAGAAGCCATGAAAAAGCTATTTGGGAAAAGCGCTCTAGAAAGTGGGATACCAGGGCTTGAAATAACAGATCCAAACTTTTTTATCACTCAAATAGATAAGATGAGTGCAAAGTATGACACCTTTTATCGGACCCAGTTTGATAATGAAAAGAAGCGGATACAAAATAATACAGAAATCAATAGACTGTTTTTAGATACTGTAGATAATAATAAAAGAAAGATAGATCTTCAAACAGAAAATAAAATACTCGATTCGAAAGAGTCTATACTAGAAAAAGAACTAAGAATCGGCACTCTTAGACTAGCAGGGACTAAGGACTCACAAAATCAAGCAGATCTGCTTCAGGAGCAAGTTAATTCGTTACAAGCAGGATTGAGCATACTAGGCCAGCAAAGTGCACTTCAAAAAGAGTCATTGGATATAGCAGAAAGAAAAGCTCAAATTGATACTCAAGCTAAGGTAGGAATGAACACATTAAAGGCTCGAGAGCTTTTGATTGATAGCAGTATAGAGGGAAGCAATAAAAAGATTGCAGATATAAACCTTCAAAGAGCAGTAGCTCAAAAGCGTATAGCTGAAGCGTTGCGAGAAGAAGCAGATTTTTACAATGATGGCACGCCTGCTAGACAAAGAGCATTTGCCCTAGCAGACAGCAATTTAAAAGTAGCCATCGCTCAGGTAGCTGCTGTACAAAATCAAAATGCGGCTTTAGAAAGACAACTAGCATTACAAGAAGATTTAGGTAGAATACAAACAAAAAATCTACAGTTAGAAGGCAGAAGATTAGACAATCAGCTAGGCCCTCAAGATTCTGTACTAGGAAGAGTTCGTAGCGCTAATTTGGATGCAGAAGGTTTCAGAAACCAGGCAGAGTCAAAAAGAAGAGAAGCACAAGAGAAGAATCTAAAACAATTTGAAAAAGATAATTTGCTACTAGAAGCAGAGAATTTAGAGAAAAGAGCTAATGTTGCAGTGTATGAAGCATCTATCCAGGGCCAGGCTGCTCAAGGGCTGGTTAGCTCAATGAGAGAAGGGCTAACTGACGTATTTAGCAGTGCTGCTGCAGGAGACTCTGTAACGGATGCGTTTCTTAGAATGGTGTCTGGCTTTGCAACTACTCTACAGCAGTCTATGACTGATGCTTTAGTTACCTCTTTCATGGAAGCTACGAATATGGAAGCGAGAATGAAAGGTTTCTCAGACAAGTTTATGTCTTTCCTGTTTCCAGGAGGCGCAGGTGGAGGTGGAGGCCTAGCTAGTCTGCTTAATGCAGGGGGTGGCGCAGGTGGTGCAGGTGGCTCTGGAATATTCTCCTCTATATTTAGTGGAATTACCTCGTTTTTTGGTTTTAGAAATGGAGGAATTGTTTCCGCTAGGGGTGGATATTACGATAAGATGTATTCCGGAGGTGGAATAGCTAAAGGCAGAGACTCAGGATATCCTGCAATTTTACATGGTACAGAAGCAGTAGTTCCTCTGCCTGATGGTAAAAAGATTCCTGTACAGATGCAAGGATCAAATTCTAACATAAATACTATATCTGTTAGCGTGAATGTAGATCAAAGTGGGAACGCTACTAGTACTACTAAAGAAAATTCTGATGCTAAGGGTAGAATGTTTGGAGAGGCAATTTCAAGGGCTGTCCAGGAAGAGTTACTAATTCAAACAAGAGAAGGTGGACTTCTTAATAGGTAGTTAATAATATGGCAATTGGATTTACTATACCTCAATCAGAAAGTTATAACGAAACAGGCGGAGACATACAAGTAATCCCTGATAATGACATGAGGCGTCAAAGCGACCCGGAAGTGTTGATTGCAAAATTCGGAGATGGGTATGAACAGCGTGCTTCTAATGGAATAAACCCAATTAGAGAAGAATACGCTGTTACCTTTAGCAGCAGACAGAAATCAGAGATTGATAATATTGTAAGTTTCTTTTCGGTAAAAAAGGGAATAACTTCTTTCGATTTTACAGTACCAGATACAAATGGAATTAGTAATGAAACCACTATAAAAGTTGTATGTGATAGTTACAATACTACTTTTAGGAATTCAGAGTTTTATACTTGCTCTGCAATATTTAGAAGAGTTTATGAATCATGACAAATTTAATAGCAACAGATTCTGCTAAGCAAGCACTAGGTTCCCTGGTTTACTTTTATGACATAGAGGCGAGCTCTACAGTCACTTTAAGATACCACAACGGGGTATCGGGTTCCTTAGCAAACGTTACTTGGTATGACTACAATAGTCCTTACAGCCAAGTGACGTACACTGCTATGCCCATAAAAGCATCAGGTGAGAGTAGGACCTCTATGGGTTCTCCGGAGCGACCCTCTCTAAATATAGGTGTTATTGCAACTACTCTATCTTCGGATCTTGCATCAGCAAACATTTACAACTATGGAGACTTAGTAGGGAAAAAAGTAACTATTAGAGCTACACTCGCAAAATATCTGAATGGAGGGTCTGCCGATACCAGTGTAGGAAACCCTCCTATTGAATTCCCTAAAGCAACCTATTTGATAGAGAGTATAACTAGCCTACAAGGAGAAAGCATAACATATGAGCTTACAACCCCGTTTGATACTCAAGGAATAACTATACCCAATAGAAGAGCTACTTCTAATCTTTGCTCTTGGGTTTACAAAGGACTTAACTTATCAAATATTGGCCCTGAATATTCTGCTTGTTATTGGCCTGATGCAGGAAATTGGGTTGTGGGTGCAATCTCCTATAGAGTTTACTTTAACGTAGAAGATGAGCCTATAGTGGATTCGGGAATTACTTTTACAAACTATACAAGCGGATCCGTTACAGAAAATACTTTATACAAAACTACAAGTACGGAGACCAGACTTGCATCTAACGGAGCTACTAGCTCTGTTACTGTAGAGAACTACTGGCAGGCTGCTACAAGTACAGCTTCTCCAGGTACTCCATCTGATTCAAATTCAAATTTTAGACGGGTTAGAGTATATGACGCCTATAATGCATCAGTTACCTACTATAGCTTTGAAGATACCCAGCACAATGAATATGTACGAGATTCTGATGGTAAAGTATGGCAAGTAACAAATACTATTAGTGGAGAAGCCCCAGGCTTTAACGCTTTCTGGGCTTTGGGCGATGTTTGTGGTAAAAAACTAAACTCATGTGCAATTAGGTATGGCATCAAACCGATTAACTCTGGAGCTGGTACAATACCTAGTGCTACCACAGATACTACAAAAACTCTACCCTTCGGAGGGTTTCCAGGGTTAGCAAAGAAACTACTAAGATGATAGATTTAGATTTAATTAAACAACATTTTGATGCAGTATACCCCGAAGAGGGTTGCGGCTTAGTAATAACAAATAAAGAAGGAGAGTTAGAGTGGATTCCTTCTAGGAATATATCAGAAAATCCCGAAGACTCTTTTGAGATAGAGGAAAGCGTATTTGTATATCATAAGCTTTACTCTAAGATAGAAGGAATTGTCCATAATCACGTGGATGACGACAGTAAGCCAAGTCCTCAAGACATCGAGGCTTGTCAGGCTTTAGACATACCTTATTGGATTTTTAGTTATCCAAAAATGAAACTCACAGTAGTTTATCCGGAGAAATAAATGACCACTAGATTAGACATTAGTAGAAAAAGATCAACTCATCCCGCATACTTAGACTCTTTACATAAGTTTGGGTCAAATCCTGCAGTTGGAACTTCTGCTGAAACTGTTTGGTCTGAAGGCGGTTTGTATCCTTGGGCATCTTTTCCCGACACTATATACATAACCGGAACGGATGTAGGAAATGTTGAAATCTCAGGACTAGACACTGACTATAACGAATACACAGAAACAGTTGCTATAGGTAGTAACAGTGCACAAAGTTTTTCTAGAGTTTTTAGGATGAGAGCTGACATTGTGAACTCTGCAGCCATTTATGCTAGGGCAGGTAGTAATGCAGGAACTATAGTAGGTAAGATAGATGCAGGAAAGGCCCAGAGTCTAATGGCGATTTATACAATACCTAAGGATAAAGTTGGGTATCTAGTTAGATATACTGTAGGCTGTGGCAATAACGATAGTATTTTAACTGAACTGTTTACGAGAGACTCTGGATCAGTTTTCCAATTAAAAAGCGAAATGTCTATTCTAGAAGATACCATAACTCAAGATTTCTTTGCTCCAATTAGACTAGAGGAGAAAACAGACATAGACTTTAGAGCAACATCAAATCAAAATTCAAATAATAAAGTAATACTAAATTTTGATTTAATTTTAGAGAATTCATAATGAAAAGAACTATATTTTTTACAGGAGAAATGAGAGAGAAGTTTGGAGATAGTATTGTACTTGATACTAATAGTCTTCAGGATGTAGCAAGAGGTATAGAAGCTAATAGACCTGGATTTAGAAGATATATAATAGGTCTACAGGAGAGGGGTTTGGATCTAAGAGTGTACAATGCTGGAAAGTATTTAACTGAAGATGATGGCCCTTTATTTCCGTTAGAAGATGGAGATATACTGTTAAGTGTAGCACCTGTAGGATCTTTTCTTGGAATTGGAGCACTTTTTGCCACAGTTTTTTCAGCGCTATTTACCGTAGCTGAGTTTGCTATCAAAAGTTATATTACTAAAAAAATTATAGATGGTATAGGTAAGTTACTTGCTCCGGATCCAGAAGAAATCGAAGAAGGAGAAGAGTCCTATTTGTTTAACGGGCCTCAAAATAGATTTTTATCCGGCAAAACTTTGCCTGTTGTGTATGGAGAAATGAGAGTAGGAGGATTTCCTATGAACTTACAGATAGTATCCAGTCCTTTTGATTCTGTAGAGATGTCTAGCGATACTGAAGGCAACATTTACGCAGGGAGAGGGTAGTGGAGGATATATTTGATTATGTATTTGTATCTCACCACGCAGGTAAATCCCAGGTACTAAGTGGACAGGACTCTAGACAAACTATCTCTGTATGGGATGTTATATCAGAAGGACCAATAGAAGGGTTAGTCGATGGCAACGCTTCAGTTTTTCTCGATAATGACCCTATGGTTGAAGTAGATAGTATTGAACATACAACTCGATCTCCTAGTTTTGGCACTTCAATTCAACTAACTAGCGGAAGCGCTAATGCAACAGTTTCCGCCTCTAGTAATCTATCCAGTGCTGTAGGAAGAATACTTTATATAGATGATGCAAAGGCAATAACAGGGCTTACAGCTACTGTGGGCAGTAACACTATAACTGCCTCTGGAGGAATACCTTCGGAAATACTCGATACTCCTCCTAGTACTTCGGGTGCTTGGGGATGGAATAACTATATAAAAGTTATAGGCGCAGGACCTACCGGCTTAGATATATACTATAATGTATATGCTAGACCAACTGCTACTACTGCACTAGTACCTCGAAGAATTATGTTTCCTTTTTCAAATGCGTCTGGAGCTCTAGTATATCAAGTAAAGATAGACAGCGTTTCCGGAAACAATACTCTAGTACTAACGGAGCCGTGGCCTTTTAGCTCAGGAACATATACTTTAGCACTGGGCACTGCTAGCGTGCTCAATCCTACTAGTACTGCAGAGTATCAGTCAGGCACAGGTGACCTAAAAAAGGTTCCACGAAGTACCCTACAGTTTAGAACTGGAAATGTGGACCAAGAACCTATACGAGAGATAGGAAACTTACAAGGAAGTTCTGTAAGTAGAACTTCTGGCTTAGATAGAACTTTAGAATTACACTCTGACTATTACCAGTACTTTGCAGATGATAATACGTCTAACGACCCTGATGAGCATACTGAAAATCAGGGCACAGATTCTACTTATATAGTTGATAGCGTTTCAGATTTAGGACTAACTAACTCAGGCGAAGTTGATGAGATAGTTCTTACTTTTGAGTATTCAACTTTAGTTATACAGCACTATGAAAAGGGTACTCAGTACGGAGGATACTCCGCTTTTTCTATAGACTTTTCTTATAGCAGAGATGGTGGCTCTACTTATACAGATGTTACTTTACCTATTGTAGAGCATAAATATAAAGCTCTTCAAGCTTTTTCTATAGATGAAAATATAAATCTTGAAGCTTTTCAACCTTTCGATAGATGGAAAGTAAAAGTAAAAAGAATAACAGCATCTAGCGGCGCGGGGTATGCTTTGGGGAATGTTGCTGGAAAGCCTCTTTCTATGTATGATTCAAGTGGAAAACGTCTAGCCTCTAGTAGAATTTTATACAGATGGAGGCTAAGAGCCCCTTGTACATTAGCTTCTATAACTTCGATAATAAAACAAAAGTTAAGCTACCCGTATACTGCGTATGCTGCTATAACTTTTGACTCTAAGGCTTATCCGTCTATGCCAACACGCTCTTACTTA